GCCGACTTTTGGTACTCCCCAAAAAGACGAGCTACCGCCTGCTCCGCCTGAACCGGCAGAAGATACAATGCCAGAAGAGCCGCTTTGCGCAGTATCGCCAGTTGTGCTTGTGTACGCTGTTCCGCCTATAGAGTTTGCTGCATTACTTGACCGACCGCCACCGCCGCCACCGCCACCGCAAGATACAGCACCCTTACCGACATACTGAGCGCCTGCTCCGCCACCGCCACCGCCGCCGCCACCGCCAGCAATAGTGCCATTATTTGTGATGGATGCGGAGATTTGAGCAGATAGGGCCAAGCCGCCAGATGCACCAGCAACCCCAGCGCCACTTGAGCCTCCATTATTGCCGCCATTTCCACCCATGCCGACGATGTAGCCGTTGTTTACTAGAGAAACTCCTCCGGGGAACGAACCGTTGATCGTCAACCCCGGCGTACCAGTGCTGTTACTGGAAACATAAACACCGGAAGCAATAGTTGCCACGACGGCGCTCGACTGGTTCCAGCCAGCGTTTACCGCCAACGTACGAAGGTTTGCATTTGTCTGGTTTGCGCTAATGGTGAAGCTAAAGGTAGGAGAGGTCGCTCGTTTACCATAGAAGTCACTAAAAGATATTGCGCCAGTAGGAAATGTGCCAGAGCTACCTGCATCAGTGTACCAAATTGTGCCACGATAAGAGTTAAGGTTATTTCCACGGCCAAATTCCGCATTGATTGCGGACATTGATAATGCGCCTGAAGATGGTAATGTCATTTGTCACCTCAAACGCTTTGATATGCTGTTATATTTCCTTCTGACACGAAATTGCCAGACGAATCAATAGATGCAATAGTTGTCCCATTGAATCTTATATAAAGCACAGAAGAAGATTCATAAAAGTCAAATGCGGACATTGTTCCAGATGCTGCGCCAAGATTCGATCTTGCACCGGCAGCAGTAGAAGCACCAGAGCCACCATTTGCCACAGGAACGGCATTTACAAGGCCATCAGTCGCATCCAACTGACCGCTTGAATTGAGGTTGTTCGCAAGTTGCGAAAGATTGTAGGCTTGTGTCATTTCAAGTCCTTATGCAGCGCCAATCCTAGCAAAAGTCTGCTGATTGAGCAAGGTAAAGTTGTTGTTAAAAGCATTGGTCAAATTGTACCCAGCAGTTGTTGCTGTGTAGTCGTAGCTTGACCCTTTCGCCAAAATTACACCATTTGCGTAGACTTCCATTGCCAACGGGTTGTTCGGGAAAGTGTATGACAAAGCTCCATTCACAGAATATGCAACTGTGTTTGTGATGTTCGATGCTGGGACGCCAAAATTGTTTTCAGAGAACAAAATGAACGTCATTTTTCCAGTCACGGATGATGGGAAGCCATTGATTTCAGCGGTTGTCAGATCGTAGTCAATCTCGCTGAGTTGACAGCCATTCACATACACAGACTCAAAGCCATTACGGATTGTGAAGTCGGTAGGTGTGTACGATGTTGCAGCAGACAGATCAACCGAGTAACGACTGAATGGGATGTACTCAGAGCCAGCAGCACGTTTTCTAAAAGCTCCATACCCAGCCGTTGCACCAGATATGCTTGTCGTAAACACAATCGTTTTTGTCGATGTGTTTACGTACTGAACTGTGTACGTTGTTGGAGTATCAGAAGGTTCAGGCTGAGTTGCAGCAAAGCACAGCAAGTCGCCAGCATTGACCGCCTGATACAACGGGTTTGTGTAAATTATGGAGTTTGATGAACTGGACGCAATGACAGCATTTATGTTCTCGTAGTACTGGTCGGTGCTTACTGCTCTCATACTGATTGCAATCACAATCTCGCCAGCAGCGCAGGCGTTGCTCAGAATAACGCTTGATGCCGTTGTAGAGTATTCGCTGGTGTCCATCAAAATACCATCACGGAATACGAGAACACTGTCAGTGTTTGTCACTGCAAACGTAGTCTGACCAGCAGTGGCACTGAAGACATCTTCGGTGTAATAGAAGTCGTCAGGCTGCGTGAAACCAACCACACGGCCAAATACGTCAATTGTCAGAGTGGCACTGTTGAAAGTCTTGGAATACACGCCAGCACCGAAGTTCAGGAACTTCTGAAGCGACACAACCATTGCGCCATCGGTGTTGTTCGTCACACTCACAAGACCATCAGCAGAACTAACAGCAGTCGTGCCAGCCTTTGTAAGCTGACCAGTACGGGCATCAAGGTCGATGTAATTCTGACCGTCTTGCAAAGCACCCCAGACGGATGTGTCATACACCGATGTCTCTGTCGGGACAAATGCGCCGCCAAGATTGTTAAACCCAGCATTTCCAATAGCAAAACTGAATTTGCGGTTGCTACGGTTCGCCATCAAAAGGTAATTCGATGAACCAAAGCTGCCTTCATACCATGTGTAATCAGCAGGGTTTGTGCTGCCGTTTGCAGTGGCGTTGTTGAACAAGCCATAGTAGGTCTTGTTGCGCGGATTCAGGCTAAAGCCAGAAGTGCCTGTTGCGTTGTCGGCGTAGGCCACAGCGATCCATCGCTCCGTGTACTGGAACGTGGTAGGACGCCATTGAAATACAGTAGATGCAGGAGAGTACTCGCTGTTTGCAATTGGGTTCACCATGCGGGAGAACAGATACCAATTGCCAGCAGGAATAGTCAGGTTGACAGTAGGCAAAGTCTGGCCAGCAGAATAAGGCACCCCATTGCTAGGAAGTGCCGTAGTGCCTCCAAGCAAAAGCTGTGATGCGGTAGGCGTAGAGAATGCTGAGTACCAAATCTCTGCGTATGTCGCAAAGCTGGCGCTCGTCATGTACGGTTGCACATTGAAGCTAGGAACTGCGGCAGACGGGTAGCTTGACACAACCGTAGGTGCAGGTACAGGCCCGAAGTACGATGGGTCAGGAAGGTCTGTATTCGGCGCAGGAGCGTATTTCGTGATGTCCTTGTCGTCATAGACCTGAGCGTTGTATTCGTTCAGTTCAAACGATGCGCCAAGATTGCCATCAGGCAAAGACGCTTCAGACACACGCATCACACGAAACGGCTTGTTTGACCAACCATACGACGAGTTAGTCACAGTCACCACATCACCGGCTTCAATCTGAATTCCTTGGTAGTTTGTGCTGAAGCTGACAATAAGGTCTTCACGAGCTTGCTCAAGGATTCGTGTTGCAAGGTACTGAGCCTGAACAGAATCATTCGTCATTGAGAACTGAACAGACTGCTTATTGATTGGCTCGTTCGGGTACAGCAGTTCAGCAGGAGTTTCGTAGTACACGAAATCAGACTGGTCACGATTCTCTGCGCTTGGGAACTCTGCTTCAATCTGGTTGACACTGCTGGTGATGTCGTAAGCACTGACACGAATCTCACCAATGATGCTGTCATCATCAAAAGCAAACGATGATGTTGTAGCCTTGTTGATGACGATGTTCCACTGACCCAATGCTGCGTTGTACTGGTTCCATGAGTCAGACACGACCATGATGGCATTGATGTTGTTCAAGCAAGCCTGACCAGTGTCAATGACGCCATTGATACGATAGCGAGGCTGGTAGTGGATAACCGAGTCTTGCGTGTACGGAATTGTCTCGTCTGAATACGAGTTCAAAGCAGTTGCAGAATCGGAGTTGACCAGATCGGTAGGCATTGCACAGCCATACTTTTCGTTGGTCATGTAGTCATACCAAACGTCACCCGGCTTGGCACATCCAGCGCCATTCAGATAGTGATGGACGTGATATGTCAGAGTCTGCATGTTTGTAGTCTCTGCTTCACGGTTGTAGTTCATCTTGACGATGGCAAACGCAAGGCCATTCATCTGACGATTTGTGCCAGCCCAGCGCAATTCAGAAGGAAGGTCTGAGCCACCCATGAACGAGGATGGAGCAGAAGCGCCGTTAGCAGACGAAATCACACCAGCCTGAGTTGATGTGTAGAGTGCAATGTAAAGGTTTCCGCTGACCTTTGAATCGACGTTGCCAGCACCATCAGTAAGGCTCACAACCTTTGTCTGTTCTGTTGCATCAAAGGTAATCTTGCGATCACCCCAATACATGTTGCTCAGATCAAACGAAAACTGACCATTCGGGCTGATATGCGAAATCGCCAAGACGTAGTACATCGTCTTTGCATCAGTGCTGAGTGCTGCGTCCACGAAGCAGCCACCCATGTAGGCGTCACCATACACAACAGGAATGCTGTTTGTGGAAGACGGAGGAACCTGTTGACGGACACCGTTATCAACAGATTGGTCTGCGCTCATGTCAGGCGCAAACGCACGAGACATGATTGTTGAAACGGCAAAGTTGATGGCAAATGCCGCTGCGTACATGGCAACGCCCTCAAGAGCGAGAGCTGTCGCAATCATCATCCCGACCATCTTTATTCCTTCACGAAACTCGCGCCGACAGCTTTGTATCCGCGCTTTGTGTAATCAATCAATGGGCCTTTGGCAGAAACCGATGTGTAGGCACATTGAATCACGCCATCTTGCAACATCTTTTTTGCCATCTTGTCGTATTCAAGCCACAGTTTTCCGCCAACTGTCGCATTGCGATGTTCTGGCTCTACCCACCACAGA